CCTTGACTTTAGTCTTAAGTTTAGGATCCCTTTTGAGTTTAGATGATTTAAGATTATTAATCAATAGTATTTTATACTATCATTGGTACCTCTATTATAATGTACTTCGTACTCTTATCTTTAAATAAATAGTATACCTTCGGTATACTCTTATATCTGTGGAATTTTGAGCAAAAAAAAACAGGCGACATGCAACATGTCGCCTGTAATTTAATTAATGATTAATGATTTTGAGTAATAAACCTACCTGTCTCAAAGATAGGAATAAATATTGTTGCGTCTTGAATATCTTTAACAGAATTAATAGAAGAATAGTTTTTTCTGTATTCTTCTAGATCTTTATATTCAGAATAATCGCAACACAACGCAATTACATCTAACTCTATTTCTTCGCCTGTGTCTTGTTCATAATCAATTAAATAATAATACAAACACTCGAGACCCTCATAAGTAAAATTAAATGGACGCATTTTTTCAAATGCGTCTATAAAATTAGTTATACTAACTGATTGTTTCATTTTCTTTTCCTTTCTCAAATGATTTACTTAATTGTTGTTGTTTAAAAAGTTTTATTTCTTCCTGTCTTTCAAAATGAATTGAAACAAGAAATAAAACAAAGCCGAATACAATTAAACCTATTCCAATATATACGACTAGATTATAATTTACCATTTTTCTTTTCCTTTCTAAACTTTCTAAAAAGTTTAATTGCGTCTTTTTTAGTATAAAAATAATATTGTTGATGTACCCAATAACCTTTAACAATATCACTTATGACATAAGCCCCATACTTATTTTTTTCTATAATCATTCCATCAATCATAGTTTTCATATTTGACTCGCTTTCCATTTAATAATTAAACCTAAAGCCTTAAAAACATTTAAATCATTTTTAGTAAATGTCTTTGCCTTCTTTAATTTAATCATTGCATTTGCAATATGGCAAGATGGGTATATTAAATCTTTGCCATAAACATTTCTTAACTCAAGAATAATTTCTTTATTTCTTAAGTCGTCTTTGTTTAGTACTTCTCTACTATACTTTTTTACATTCATCTTCTTTTTCCTTTCTTTTTTGTTGAACAAGATCAATTAATTTTCCTAAACAAGTTAATTGTCTTTTCATTTCTTTTTTACCCTCCTCATTTAATTTAGAATATAAATCTAAATATAATGGTAATTGATCTTCCCATTTTTGCGAAATATCAATTGTTTCTTTTTTTGTTTTCATATTTATTTCTCCTTTATACCTAGACTTATAGCATTACTAATGCTTATAGGTCAAGTATCTTAATAAAGGTTTGAGAAAATTTTACAGGGGCAGCTAAAGCTATACAGCTTTATTTTATTTTTCTTTATTTTTTTCTTTTTTTATTTTTTTCTTTATGTTTAGACCACAGGCACAAGCAAGATTTTTGCCCTTACCCTTGTATCAAAAAAGTTTAAAATCTTAATGTGCGTTGATCTATGGAAGAAAAAAAAACGCAGGCGAAAGGATTTTTCGCCTGCGTGTCAAATTAAGATGATTATGCTCTAATTATTTTTTCAGTTATCTTTTTAGGAGTATGCCCTCGTTCAATTATATTTTCAAGATTATCATTTAACCAAATATTCGCACAACTTGTTGTGCAAAAATAAATTAAGATTTTGCATAAATAATGATAACCCCCTCTTGATTTATCTGTATTAAAATATGCTTTCCTTGATTGATACCTTTCAAGTTTTTTATTCCACCTATCCTTTGTATCAGTATTACAACATTTAGGATTTTGACAGATATTTTTTTCTACCATTTTATTCTGTCCAACCTTTCTTGCCTTTGTCTTTCTTTTTTTATTTTTCTCTCATCAAGATACAAGAATATTCCCATTACTAAACAAGCAAGAACAATAACTTTTATTTCTAAAGGTATCATCTAACAATCCCCACAATAATCGCTATTAAACTTGTTGCGATAATCCATAGTTAATCTTGTCTTACAAGATAGACAATTAATGCCTCTTATTCTTTCTCGTTCCTTTTTTTCTAACTCCTTTTTATTTATTTCTAAAGGTGTCCGAGAAAGATTAGTTATTGATACCACATCACTTAAATTGAAAGACCTAAAGAGATCTTTTTGAGTATCCCAAAAAGTGATGATATTTTTTGAAACGAGAAACTTACTATCCTTTCTCATTTCCCCATAACGAGTAAAATAATCTTTCTCGTTAGGTAATCCCTCGTGTGTTTTTGGTTTTACAACGATAGCGATTTTATCATTTCTCTTGAACAACATCTATAACCTCGCTTTCTTTTTTTTCTAATCTATTTTCAAGATTAGTTATTCTTTTTGCTAGAACATGATTAAGTTCTTTCTGTGCTTGAATAATCTCTTTTAGATTATTGAAAAAAGTAATCAGTTCATAGTCGCTTATTTGTGATCTCATTTTTACCTTTCTGTTATGGGGCAACCTTAATATAAGATTGCCCCTATTTCAACCTAGTTCATAACACTAGATTGTTGTTCACTCTTAAATAAAGCGATTTTTTCCTCTCTTGTCATTTTCGCTTTATGCCTTTCTGCAATCCTTGACGCAACATTTTTTGGATTATATATAGTTAATCCTGTGGAATTAGTTCTGATAATTTGACTTTCTTCAAGTCTAGTATCTATTCCCAATTCTTCATATGTTGAGTTCGCAAGGTCAATTCCCTCATCAAGATAACGATAAGATTTTAAAGCACCTTTGATGTCTTTCATATCATCAACAATACTCTTTATCCAATCTCTATGAGTTCGCACTAATTCAGATTTCATACAAAGAAATTTTTCCATTTGCATAAATTCATCTTTAGTACAAGCGATTGCCCTTGACCTACAATAACTCGTACCGATTACATCACAACAAAATTGGTCGTTAAATTCCCTAGCAAGACTTATATTATCCTCGCTACGATTACTTAACCCCAAAAACTTATTGTTTGCGTCAGTATGTTTTTGTAAGTGTGGATTGTTTTGATTGTCCTCTTGCTCTATACATATATCGGGGTTGAGATTATTAGCTTTCATCTCATCACGAAAATACGCATAAGCAAAATCATCATTGTTGCCATACTCGCTACCATTTAGACTACCATTTATTTTAAAATCAAAATGTTTTTGATTTTCTTTAGGTTTTCCATCTTCATCTATACTATCTTCATCAGTATAAGCAAAGTAATAGCATTTATCATCTGCAACAACATCACAAGGACTTCCATACAAACCTTTGAAATACTTTAATGTATTACAATGTTCAATGGGATATGCCCTTTGGACAATCGTTTTTGCTTTGTCAAAATAGTTTTTATAATCTACTTTGACTTTTTCTAGTGTGTTTGAATAATCTAACATTTTTTGGTTGTTAGGATTACTCTCTAATGAGTTTCGAATTATATTTCCAATTTTTGTTCGATACTCATTATTATTTTTCACTCTAGCCATTTTTACCTTTCTGCAAATCTTTGATTTGATTTGCACTATTCTTATATCAAATATTGAAAAAAAATAAAGTATGATTATATGGGATAATGTGAGTTATAGTTTGTGTCGTGTAATCGGAAATTCCCCTATAATTCACAAATGTGGACTATATTTATTGCACCGATCTGAATGGTAAAACCTTATAAGACGAATATGTGTAGTTCACACAACCTTTCTAACCCCCTACAATCCTAGATTGTAGGGGTTTTATTTTTTATTTTATGTTTAGGGCACAGGCACAAGCAGAAACACCTAGCGGACCAGACGGCCCGCTACATACTTCACGACAATAAACTATGAAAAAATTTAGATTACAAGCAGAAACACCTAGCAACCGGCAGGGACCACCACGCTCTTCATCACCTTCTTACGCAGAACGCACAAGCAGATCTGGTTCCCTTGCGTGTTCATTCTGCTATTTTTTTTATTTTTATTTAGACTACAAGCACAAGCACACAGCAACCGGGTCAAGCTGCTGCAGGGCTCACGCACTTAATCTGTAAAATTTTTTTTATTTTTTTAGACTACAAGCACAAGCGAGCACCACGCCGGAAGCCCAGGCCACCTAGTAATTTTTTTATTGACAGCCCAGAAAATCCCATATATAAGAAGTTATGCAACCGGGGCGTCGAGCCGGAGCTATAGCGACGGGGCTAACACAGCCAGGTTATAGCTAAAGGCGCAGAAAGAAAAAAATGTTAAAAAAAGACGCAAAAAAAATAGTCCACGGGCTAACGCGTACCAGCAAGATGCCTGGTTTTAGTTACAGCTTGCCAGCGGACATGTGCCAAACAGGTGCAAAGCTACGGAAGATCCCAGGCACGCCCTGCTTTGGTTGTTATGCCTTTAAAGGCAATTACGCAAGATATCCAGCAATTAAGGCAGCACAATACCGAAGGTTGAAGAGCCTCGAAGACCAGAGATGGGTCCAAGCTATGACGGTATTGGTCACAGGCTTTGAAGTCTTTAGGTGGCACGACGCAGGCGACATTCAGAGCGTTGAGCACCTGCGCAAGATCTTCGAAGTATGCAACAACACACCAGGGACCAGGCACTGGCTGCCCACACAGGAACGGGCGTTCCTGATGGCAATCGACCCGGGCGAAGTCCCTGCCAATCTAGTCATAAGGTTGTCAAGTTCCAAAATTAACGGACCAGAGCCGAAGGCCTGGACGCACAGCAGCAGCGTGGTGACTGATGGCAGCGAGACCTGCCCGGCACCAGGCCAGGGCGGAAAGTGTCTAAGCTGTAGAGCTTGCTGGAGCCCTGCCGTTAAACATGTTAAATACGGCAAGCATTAATGGAATTTAAACACCCAAAATATTACGCAGCACTTAGGCGTAAAGCTAGGTTACAGGCACAGGCTCAAGCTGACTCCCCCCACCCCCCTAAATCTAGACTACAGGCACAGGCTAGAGATCACGCAGGTGACAAGCACAATCCTCAAGCGAACCAAGAACCAGCGGTTCAAGGTTCAAACCCAGTTCAACCAGTTCCAGGATCCGAGAACCGGGATAAAGATAGCAATTAAAATTTTTTTTATTTTTTTTATCTAAAGAACGCACAAGCACGAAGGTGCCAGGACCATGGCTCATATGCCACGCAACCTGGTGCGGGGATATGGCCACTTTGTTGCGTTTTGTTACTTTTAACTCTACTGTAAAAAAGTTGTGATTAGGAGAATAGCCCAATAGGTCAGGAGTGCCAAATAAAGCCCAATTTTCAAGGCGTGTCCACTTAATTTGTGGAGTGATTTTTTTAAGATCTGCATATAATTTTGACTCCGGTCGTACCACTTTTTTGCAGTAACACAACCGAAGTCATTTGGCTAGAAGTTTTTTAGAAATTTATAATTTTATCGTCTTTAACTTCTTCTTCAGGTTCTTCTGTATCTAATTTTTCAGAACCTTCTGTCACATATTTGAATGCATCATCTA